TATCCAGGCTGGTCATGGAATAGCCCAGCTTTCGCCATATCGCCAGAATCTGCCGTTTTTCGGCGGCATACGGCATGGAATCCGTGATTTCTATCCAGTCCGGGCGACTGAGCGGCGTCACACGTCTGTTGCGGCTTTTGGCGGGCGCTGTATAGGTAACGCCGTGCTGTTCCGCGAAAAGCTGCGCCAGCCGGGAAAGCTGATGGATATTCATATCCTTGCGGCTGGATACGCCGAACTCCGAACGCAGCAAGGCCCGGAAGGCTTCCTCATCCATGTGCGGAAGCTGCTTTCTGGCAATTTCAATCTTGCGATACAGGCCGAGACGCATTTTCCGGTTATCCACGGCGACGCTCCTTGTGTACGGTCACTTCTTCAACCGGTACGAACACGCGCTTTCCTCCCAACGAAACATTGACCACCCAGCGCCCTGTGTAGTCCAGAATCGGCTCCGTGTTCGTCCAGGTGCCTTCATAAAAGCCGTCCGCGCGCCGCACAGACACGCGGGAATTGCAGGGAATGTCAGGGGCCGGGGCGGGCGTTTCCAGCCCGCACAAGGCAAGTTCCGCCGCCAGACGGGCTATTCCGTCCCGGTCGAAGAAGCGCGGCGCGCCGTCTTCCGCATCAAGCCAGCGTCGGGCCAGCCGCACGCGGTAAAAGCCTTCCGGGCCGCCGTGCAACGGAGCCGGGGAAAGCTCCAGCTTCGCGCGCTCTTCTCCGTTGCGCACACTGATGGACGCGCAGAATTTCCGGTTGTCCTTCCGCATGATCTTACCTCATGGCGGTATGCTTCACGCGGTCTCGAAGTTCCGCTTTCTTGGCATTGTTGAATCGATCAACCGTGCCCACCAGGTAGCCCGTGATGCGCCGGATGCGTTCGAACTTTACGCCTTCGCCAATGTAAATTTTTCCGTCCCGCTCAATGCTGGGAAGGTTCGGTATTACTTCCGTCATTGTTCTGTCTCATGGCTGCTCGTCAGGCCGGAGCCGCCACGCTCCGGCGACGGCCCCATGCGGAGCCGTTTCGCTTGAGGTTATCCCTCGTCCGGAGCCGTATCGCTGTCTCCCCTGAGCCATGCCAAAACATCCGCGATTCCCTGTTCATAACTCATGCCGGGATAGCGGGTTCCTTCGTCAATGCCTTCCACTGCCCAGTTTTCCACGCGGGCAATTTCGGTTTCAGTTCTTACGACTTTCATGGTTACATCTCCTTTTGGTGTATTCAGAACAACGAAAGTTGCTCCATTTTTGCCACTGTTTTTGTGTCAGTTTTGACACGCGCGGCGCTTGCCATCTTCGGCTCCGGCGGCGTCTCCGGCCCGGAAAAGTGGCCTTCCAGCCATGCCCGCGCTTCTTCCCTGTCCAGCGGGCGGATGCTCCCTCCCCAGACCAGGCTCCTCCGGGTTTCCCATGCCTCGCGTACTTCCAGGGCAAGGTGATTGCCCCACAGAACCACACCGTCCAGATTGAAAAACATGAGGTTCAAGGCCGTCATACGTGCGCAGTTCAGGTCTATGTCCTGACCTACGAATATTGCCCGTCCGTTCTGCTCGAACGTCTGTTCCTTGGCCGCCGCTATCAGGCAGGCTCCCGCGCCGCAGGCGGGGTCAAGAACCTTGAAACGGCCCGTTTCCGGCGGTGCCGTGTGCGTTATCTTGGCCATAAGCCGCGCCACGGAAGACGGAGTGAAATACTGACCGGTGTAATGGTTCGCCGCGTATTCTTCATACAGCGGCCCCAGCGTTTCCTCATTTGTCGTCCGCATATAGTCCAGAAGGTAGGCGGTGGCGTTAGCGAAGTGATCCGCCGCCCTTTGCCCCATCGGTTCCGTATTGCGGTACTGCCCCATGATTTCCAGATACGGCGGGTCGTCCCGTTGGAAGGCATAAAACATAAGCCCCACCCAGTCTTCAAACACGCGATACCCGTTGTGTCCCTTGCCGATTATGGCATCAAGTTCCTTGCGAACCGGGTTCAATCCCGGATTGACTCTCTGATTGCTTTTCTTGCTCATGGCTGCTCGTCAGGCCCTGCGCACCACCGCCGGGCGACCGCGCCGCCCTTGGAAGTGGGCGGGCGGTTTCGCTTTTACGGCTTCATTGCCTCTTTCAAATCCTTGCAGGCGGTGAACGTCACCGCCTTATGTGCCGGAATATCCAGCGTCTCCCCGGTTCGCGGATTGCGCCCCGTGCGGGCGGCTACATCCTTGCTCTTGAGCTTGCCGAGACCGGGCAGCGGGATTTCCCCACCGCCCAGCAGCTCGGCGGCGGCCACGTCGCCCAGCGCGTCCAGAACATTTTCCACCATGACGGTGCTCACGTCCCTGTCGGGATACGCCGTGCGCACCGCCTGCGCCACTACCTTGATAAGCTCCAGTTTTGTCATAATTCCTCCTGAGTTATGGAATGTTTCGATATACAATATCCCGGCTGTATCCGGCCCTGATAAGTAGCGCCCGCGCCATATCCCGGATGGTTCGGCAAGCCTTGTCACGCTGGCCGGGGCTTGCCTGCTTCCATTCCTGGTTCCGGGCTATCTCCGGCAGGTCTTCCGGCCTGAACCCCTTGTGTATCACCACGCTCTGCGCGTACTTCGCTGCTAACGCTTCCAGTTCGCTTTTTCTGTACAGGTCACGCCCCATTCCCCCTCCTAGACAGTTTCCGGCACCTCTTCTTTCTTGATTTCTATGAAAAATGTGTCCGATTGCTGCCGTTTCAGCCCCACCAGCTCCAGACGTTCGTCCGGCCAGCCCAGCGCCGCGTCCTTGTTGATTTCTTCCTTGGTGCGGATACCGTCCGAAAGGTTGTATTGATGCAGCCTTTCCAGTGTCATTTCCGCTGTCACGCCGCGCATCTGGACTATTTTCGTGCTGGCCCTGAATCCAATCACGCCGAATCCGAGGTCGAGGCTCTTGCTTTTGATGAACAGTGCCTGCCGGTTGAGTTTGCCGTACACCGTCACCGCGTCCGACAGTTCCTTGCGTCGCGCCTGCAATGGCCCGGCAAGCTGGCTGGCCTTGGCTTTCGCCCCGTCCACGGCTTCCCGCATCTCATTCTCGATGGCGGAAAGTTTACGGTCGATGGCTGCCATTTCCGCCAGTGCGCCCTCGCACTGCGCCCGGTCTAGCACCATGTACGGGTCGGGCTTGATACGAGCCATTATCCCACCTCCCTGATGGATCTTGCCGGGAACACGCCCGACGCGCTGATGCCCCGTGCAACCAATCGCAGATTCATGGCGGGCACGGCGATTTCCGCTTCTTCCGCCGTCCAATCCACGCTCACCACCGTCAGATTGTTTTCCAGTGCCTCCGCCTGTTCGGCGGCGGCCCTCAGATTGTCGCGGCAGCCGCGTATAAGGGCGGCCTGTTCTTCATTCTTCGCGTTTCCCTGTACTTCTCCGAGAGCGGCCAGAATGGATAAAAGATTTTCTTTCAGCATGTTGCATTCTCCTCTGTATTGTCGTTCTCATTTTCCGTGCGGTTTCTGTCGAACCGTGCCAACAGAATCTTGCAGGCGTCCGTAATGCTTTGTGCTGTTTTCTTTGCGTAGGGGTCGGCGCAGAGCAGAAGCCGGGCGATGGTGGCCGCCGCCGCACGCTCCCGCGCAAAGGGGTCTGTCTCCCGCAGCGGCGGATACGGCGTTTCCGGGTTCTTGTCCGCCTTCACCGTGGACCGCCAGGTGACGGCGTTTCGGTCGTCTCTGCCCGCCCTCGCTATGAAGCCTTCCTCCGCCAGCCAGTTGCAGTAACGCAGCGCCTGCGTGTACGAAACGCGCGTCATCATGGCGCATTCCGATATGCTCCAGCCTGGCTTGGCCTTACGGACAAAACGCCACAGGGCTTCATAACTCTTCGCCTCGCGGGGACGATGCTTGAAGTCGTAGGTGAAACAGCCGGTACGCGTCCGTTTGACTTCCCCGTGCCGCGTCATGTCGGAAATACGGCTGCGCACAACGGCCTGTTCCGCGTCGCTTTCCAGCCCCAGCGCCTCATATACAAGGCGGTAACTGATTTCCTTGCCACCTTCTCCCAAGGCTTGCAGCGCCGCGCGCACCGCTTCTTTGCTGACTTCCTTGCGGGTATCCATGCCGCCTCCTACTTGCGCCGCCAAGTCCGCGCGGAAAGCACGGTGTCCAGCATCGGCCCGTCCACCGTGAAGTTTTCCGCCGCCTTCGCCGCCTTTTCGAGAAGCAGCATCATGTTGCGTACCAGTCGGAAGTCGCCTTCCGCCCGTTCCGCTATGCGCCCGCAGAGTTCCGCCGGAATGTCCAGCGCCGCCGCCTTCATGGCGTACATGGCCACCTCCGCCGCGCTGATGGGGCCGAACTCCACTTCATGGGCTACGCGGCTCCATACGCGGCGGCGCTCGGACAGAAGCCCGAATATGCCTTCCTCGCCTATCAGGATGATGGGAGCGCCCGTCATCTCCAGAATGTCCCGCAAGTCTTCAATGCGCCCGATGGCCAGCCGGTCGGCTTCGTCCACGAAAACGGGCTTGCGATCCCGTTCCAGAAGTTCCACAATGGACTGCTTGCAGCGGTCCGCGCTCATGCGGGGCAAATCTCCGTTCTTGCCGCGCACTTCAAAAAGCACGCGCTGGAGGAACGCCGCCTGTGTCCAGCCTTCCCAGACTCGGACGTATGCGCCCCCGCGCTGGTAATGGTACTGGTCAGCCGCCACGCTCTTGCCGCGCCCGGCCTGCCCGTGGGCAAGAATGAATCCGCTGGTTCCCCGGCCCGCGTCCACTACGGCATCCACCGCCGTGTTGAACCGCGCCGTCGCGTCTGTGGGAATAATCACGTCTCGCATATAGCCTCCCTATGCCGTTGCGATATTGCCTTGTCTGAAATGCAGCAGCTCCAGCCTGTCCTCGTACAACGCCTTGAAATTGCGCTGGAACTGCGGGGTATTTTCGAAATATTCCATGAAAGCCGCGTCTTCCGGCACCAGTTCCGCGCCTCGCTCGTGCAGGGCCGTGAACAGGTAGTCGTAGCGGGCCGGTTCATCCGGGAACCGCTTGAAAATGGAAGGTTCGTAGGCGGGGGCGTCCAGTTCCGCGCGGGCCTGCGCTCCGGCGGCCTTGGCGGCCTCGATGGCAGCCTTCTCCGTGGCGGAGAGCGCCGGAGACTTTCTGACGGGTTCCGGGGCGGGAATGGCCTTCTGAAAGCCTGTAATCTGCCGCTGCCGGGCTTCCGGGAGAATGACCGTTTCCGTCATCTGCCGAATTCCGGCCTTGGCCGCGCATTCCTGCCGCTTCTTGAGTTCCAGCGCGTCCGAAAGGTCTTGCTGCTGTTCCGCCGTTCCCAGAGCGCGGGCGGCGGGATGGATACCGGCGGCAATCCCGTAATGGTAACGGTCGCGGGCTTCACAAAGTCTGTGGCCTTCCAGGTCGTACACAAGCACCGTGTACGGCGAGAGCTGCCAGTCATAGCGAACCAGTACCGGATGACGGCGGTTGAACAGGGCTTCATGCCAGAACAGGCGACCGTCCAGCCGTATGCCGTCCTTGCTGATGGTGCGGACTTCTTTTTGCAGCATCAGCAGCGTGAGGCGCTCCATGTCCACGCCCGGCCCCCGGCCTTCCTCGAACACCTCTCCGGGCGTCCTGCCGCGTAAATGGGTGGTGGCCTGCGGGCGGGAAGCGTACAGTTCAAACCAATACGCCAGCCACTCATACGTTTCTTCCAGCGTGAGCGGGCGGCGGCCCAGCTTTTCATGCAGGCGGCGGTGCAGCTTTTCGTTACGGTGCAGCCGCGCGGGCTTGTGGGCTATGTCCCATCCCGTATAGGACGGCGTAAGCTCTTCCAGTTCGTGCATGGTTCCGAAGAACCGTTCCACGGGCTTGCTCTGGCCATGATAGGGCCAGGCGTGGATGACTTCGCAGCCAAGGTCACGGTACAGGCCGAGGAATCCGGCCTGCTCAAAGTCCTTGCAGCCGTCGAAAAACCGCGCCCTGAACGCCTTGCCGTTGTCCAGGTAAACAACGCGGGGAAACTTCCCCAGACGGATGCAGGCCCGGCGGAATGCGCTGGAAATACAGGCCACATTTTCCGTCGCCATCACTTCCCAGCCCAGCGGGTAACGGCTTCCGCCGTCGAAAAACAGGAGCAGTGTCATGCGCTTGGGCTTGCCCGTATCCGGGTCTGTCGTCTCAAAGTTGAGCGTATGGCCATCAGCGATCACCACGTCGCCCACGCCTACCAGCGACCAGTCTCGAAGAATGGATATAGCGCATCGGTCGTTCCACGCCTTTTCCCCGTTGCGCCACAACGTCCAGTCGCTGAAACACGTCTTGGAGTAGTTGGCTACCCAGCGCCGGATGGTATCGTCCGAGGGAACGGCCAGATTTTCCGCCTTGCACCGTTCTTGTATGATGCGGGCGCAGGTGCTGATTTGACGGTCTCCGTCCAGTATTTGTCCCAGAATGATGGTCTGGTGCCGTTCCGTGAGCATACTCTTGCCCCGATGGGCAAGGCCGCGCTTGTCGGCCAGGGCCAGGACGCCGCCGGAGTCCTTCCTTTCCAGCTTCCAGCGCTCCAGGCTCTTCCAGCTTACGCGCGGACCGAGTTCCTCAAGGAGCTTGCTCCATGCGCCGCCCTGATAGGCAAGGATAAAGGCTTGCTTCTGCCTGATGGTGCTGCCGTGCTTTGCCTGCCAGTCCAGATAAAGCCCCAGAAGATCGGCCTTTGCCAACGCCTTGTAACGGCGCTTGTCATCAAGGATGGCCTGTCGGGCGGGGGAGAGAAGCCGGGAAACTGCAACTGCGGGAAGGGCTGCCTCTGCCTCTATCGCCCGGCGTTCCTCTGCCGTCTGGAGGGCGCGCTGCGTCGCTTCTGGCATGGAGGAAACAAGCCACTCCTTCCCGCCGCCGCGTCCCTTGCGCGGGCGGAATTGCCAACCGCCAGACTTGGCCTGAGCATCTACCCCTTGTCGAGTAAGTCCCAATAAGGGGGCGAGAGCTTGAGATGTATATGCCTCCTTGAGTGCCATTGCCTTTTTCCTTCGCGTCGCCTTATGCGGCCTTGTCGCGCGTCTTGCGCGGGTCAAACAAACATTCTTCCGGTACACCTTCCCGGCGCAGGGCCTCCAATACTCGCGGACTATGCCGCTTACCCAACACTGTGGCGGAGACTGCTTCTGCGGTGACGCCGATACGTCTTCCCAGTTCCGCCATACTTAGACCGCGTGCATCCAGAATCGCCCGGATTACATAGCGAACTTCATAGCGCTGGCGTCCGCATTCTTCGCGGGTCATAAATCTTCCTCCAGTCTGCGCTTGCGTTGCCGGGCAGCCTTCATTTCTAGGACAGCAGCTCCATAGTCGCGAAGTTTCTTGTCTTCCTCCGTCATTAGGTCCAAACCCAACGCCTGCGCCGCAACGCGGATAGGCTCCACGTTTCCGGTGGCTCGACAGAAGGCCAGCAAGGCCAATATGGATGGAGGGTGCGACGTGTCGGAGGGGGCCAGCCATTTGTCCAGTGTGGCTTTGCTGATGGACAGGGTATTGCCGCCCGTCAGCTTGATTCCCGCCCGCTGTGCTATTTCATTCAGGCGGTCGGCAAGCATCTTGCGTCCTTCGCCTTCCGGCGCTCCGGCGGCATCGCGCATGGCGGTCTTGATGGCCGCCATTACGCCAGAAAGCCGGACTGCGTCGTCAAGTAAGGATAGCTGCTTCATGGCCTGCTCCTGTCCAAACGCCGCTCGCGCCTGGACGTTGATTTAATGGGACGGGCCGGATAAAGTCGGCTTTGCTATGTTGAAACTTCAACCGCCCGCAAGTTTCTTTTAGTACGCAAAAGCGTACTAGTCAAGAAGGATAGACCGCTTTTATTTACTTGCAGGTTTATCTTTTTTTGAATTTTACCTAACTATGCGGCATAACTAGCAAACAATGCAAAATATATTTGCATGTTTGCTTGCAGGTTTGAGCTAATGGAACATGCAAGTACGCAAGCCGCATTGGACTATATGAAAAAGCTGGCAGGAGTATCCTATGATTTTGAGCTTGCTCAAAAGCTGGGATACTCAAAACAAGCGCTTTCATCTGTCAAAAAAAGACAAAAAATTCCGATGAAATGGCTTGCAAAAGCCTCCCTTTTGTTCAAAGTCCCCGTCGAAGAATTACAGGCCGCAGGACAAAAGGACTTGTACGCAAACAAAGACCAAGAGCCGCATTCTGAAAGCGCCTACTCAGTTGCGGAAAAAGACTCGGATGCGCTTACCTTGGAGCGACGCATATTTGAGGAGGAAAAGCGCATTTTTTGGGAAGAAAAAAAAGAAATAATTGCAGAAAATCGCCGCCTTCATCAAGAAAAGGACGCTCTTTACCGCGAAAAAGAATGCCTCCTACGAGAAATCGGGGAACTACGTGAGAAGGTTGCCCGACTGGAGGAGCGTAAAAATCGACTCGCTGTTGCTTCGGATCAGCCTGCGCAACATAGCGGCGTTGCATAATCAGAAAAGACAAAAAAACAGCCCTGCTTTTGTGTCAAAAACGACACACGGCAGGGCTGTTGTATTCTCATTTGTCGTGCG